GGCTAGGTCCTTCAAAGAGAAAGGGCAGTTTATACACATACCCAGGTGTTGAGGAGTTACTTACCGGGTGACAAATCGTCTAGCGGTATCTCAACCTTTTCTCCATCATCGAAAAGAACTGTTGCGCTCTCTTCGTCTATCTCAATAATTGTTCCGGTGTACTCCAATCCATCACCGAAATAATTCTTTTTGACAGAAACAGCATCACCTTGTTGGAATCCTTCTGGTTCTGCCGAGTCGTCAAAAGGTACTTCCCCTGATTCGGATGCTCCAGTCTTACGGAGATTACCCCACGGGACTTTACTGGTAGATCCGTCATCATCGAACAACACTTCACAGATTTGTAAGCCTGTATCAAGCCCGCTTACAGTACCGGTGTAGTTTGTCCCATCCTCAAAGAAGTCTCCCGTGGTAATGACATTATCCGTGAGAGCAAAGGGACAAGCAGGTGATGTAGGTGCTTTAGCCTCGGGGGTTGTCTCGACCGCATCGCTTGCAACCTCTTGATCATCTGAAAGACCTTGAACGAAGAATGAATAAGTTCCATCCTTNNTTTTTCGTGTTCCAGTGTTGTAAGAGAATCGAAGTTTTGTGTCTTTCAGATTCGCAACGATCTTAGTGACCGCATCTAACTCATCTTCTGCGCTTGTGATGATATCCCCCATGCCGAGGAGTTTCATATCGTTGAAGAGTTTCAGAAGATTGTCATTATAGGTTGCATACTGACTTTCATTCAGCATATAGATGATTCCGCAAGGAACACCCTTACACTCTTCAGGAGTCTCAGCAGTAGCGTATACGTAAACGTAGGGATCACCACTTTTTGGGACTCACCAAGTTTCGCCCCGGTAATGATCGCGGTACCTTCCTCAATACCACCGGGTAACCTTCGACCACCAGCACGAGCCTCTTGGTCTTTCAGCCGGTCAAAGCTACCGGTTGAACGATTGCGAAGTTTCGCCAGGACTTTGGTTTCTTCAGTTGACATACTCATTAATTACTCCGATCTTGAGCTAAACGTTCCAGTCGTTCATACGTTTCTTGAAATTTGCGTATCCTTCCTGGGGGGAACTGCCCAGTGGGATGTTACCGTGCAGACCATACCAGTTTTTTGCAACGCAGTAAGGAGTGCCTTCGGTGTAAATGACACGGTCGAAATCTTGCTTGGCAACTTTTCGTAAGCCTTGCTTTGAGGTATCGACTTCTAAGATTTGGCCGAGAAAGAAAACCGAACTTGCCCATCGGTGTAGTCTGGCCCAAGTATCCTTTTCACAATAAGGGACATACTTGATAACGTTAACACCGCGAGGATCGGATTCCTCTTTTACTTGGCAATGGGCTGTAACAACAACGTTCTTCCCATTTTGATGGACTGCGTCCAATGCAGAGATTAATTTCGGCCAGTCAAATCGTGCTGCATTCTTTGGACCTTGCCACCGGTTGTAGAATCCCTCCCTTGAATGATCGTTATTGAAATGTTCTCGGCAATGATAGATGAAACAAATGTTTTCAATGCCGGTGATGCTTTCGAGCACTAACGTTTGGATGCTTCGGTCAAGAGCAGCATCCCAGATACGTTTAAGAAGTTTGTCCCAGGAACTAGCTGCGTCAGCATCGATTGTTTCAGACCATACTGGATCGGGACAAAGTTTAGCGCGGCATAGGAAATCAATTCCACGTTCTTGGCTATCGCAGATGAAGCCGGGTTTGGGGAATTGTGCGGCAAAGCTTGTCTTGCCGTTACCACTGGGACCATAGAGTAAAGTTGTGATGGGGGCTTTAGTTTTTTGGACTGCGCGCTTTGTTGGTGCTTTTCTTTTTGGGGGCATGGTGTTCCTTTCGAGAGAGAAATTATATCCGTTTTTCAATGAGTTTCAATCGATCATAGGCTTCTTTCAGTAAGAGGAATACATATTTTCCGTCACGCAAATTTGTCCATTGATGATGTTGAAAATCACCAGTGGTTTTATCAAAACGACATAAGTGATACGAGTCAATATGGGTAGAATGATTTTCTTCCCAAAGGATGCCGTAAGCAGCAATTTGAAGAATGTAATCTGCGTAAACGCGGTTACTGCTTTTCCAATCAAAGAGACAAAATTGACGACCTATCTTTCCGATGCAGTCGATCGTACCACCGAACCCATGTTTTTCGGATACTAATGGGATTTCAGTTTCTTTCAATTTGAATTTGTTCGTTGCCATCCAATCGAGAAAGCCGTGAAAAGATTTATGGGCTGACTCAGCAATTTGGATTGTGCATCGATGATGACGTTGGATTGTTTGGGCCCGGCGTCGTTGGAGATTATCACGTTCTGTTTTACCGGCATGTATCCACATCTCTACAAGATCATGCGCGAGTGTACCGGCAGTTGCTGCGGCAGATGAGGCTGATCGGTAGTTTCCTTTCTCCAATGGTTTAGTCCGCAAGAATGCTTGGATAGTTTTCTCTTCTGGTTCTTCGAGTAAATGTGTCGCTTGTTGAAGTTGTGTATAGGCGATATTCCATGACCACCACATTAGGGCACCTGGGTCTTTGAATTTGCCAAGGATCGTTGTAACTCCAGGAACCCGTTTTCCTTTTACTCGATATTGTCGTGCGGGCATTAGGCTTCTTCTTTTTTAAAAGGTGATAGTGGTGAGATAAGTACGGGTGGCGTTTCGGTACCGATAACAGTCAACCAAATTCTTCCATTAGTCTCTAATGCTTTCAATTCTTTGGGCGTCATTTTCCAACAAGAGATAATTACTGGTACACCGTTAGGTAGTTTGCCAGTGTAAGCACTTAGGACACCCATATCATTAAGAGAAACTCCTTCTGGCGGACTAAGGATGCAATTTGATTTCTCAAAAGATGTCGGGACCATTATGATAATCCTTTTGATTGAAAATGGACATCGAAAACATCTACAAGTTCTGCAACCTGTTGCAAAACAAGAACAGGCTGTATGTCTACCGGTTTACGAAGAATGAAAGACGGATGAAAGATCCGAATTATCGGACGTTTGAATGCGTCGGGACCGGTGAAAGGAATTGCAAGCTTATCTTCAGCAGCTTCGCCTATAGCAACTAAAAATGTTGGTTGATAATGCTCAATTAGGTTTATCAAAATTTTGTTGGCAACGATCAACATACAATGATAAAGGGGACACCTAACTCCCCGCTGCTTGTGAAAGGGGCGCACCAAATAATATTTGTGATCCCAATTTTGATCGTTGGAAAAAGTTTACGGACATGGTAAATCAAATCATCAAGAAGATGACCGATCGGACCTATGAAGGGTTCTCCCAAAGCATCATCTTCTCGGCTTGGAAATTCCCCGATAAAGAGGGCATCAAGTGGTTTAGTGTCTCCCCGGTAGACAGCCATCTTTGTACGACGTTCTGAAAGGGGGCATCGATTACAAGGCTCAACTTTCATCATTTAGTATCCTTACAACCTGTTCGATAGCTATTTTTCGTTTGTCTTTACTTCCGAGTTGTCTACTTGTATATCGTAATACCCGCCAACCAAGTTCAACAGCATGATTTTGTCTTTCATGATCCGCTGCTAATCGCCAGTTCATTTGATGACCACCACCAAAACCATCTACTTCAACGATTAGTTTTTTATCAGGCCAAGCAAAATCTGCGCGAAATTTTCGAGTTGGAGAGAACCGATATTGTTGTTGGGGAATTCGGCCTAAACCATGTTTCCCCCAAGCCCTGAGAAACAATTCTTCGAGTTTACTTGGCACGAGATTTACGTCCAAAATAGAAGACATGAATTTGTTTCTTCTCTCGAAGAATAACTAACTTGATCTTTTTCTCCCGGCCATATTCCCAGATCTTTTGCATCATTGTTTCGATCTTACAAGAGAAATCAACGCGGTGAGTAATGGTTAAACAATTTCTGTTTGTCAGTATATGCTTTCGTGGGTTTGTTAGACGATCTTTTGTTCCTTTGACTAAGGCAGGAATGTATTGATCTAGATTGAATCGGATCGTGGGGGTTTTACGTTTGGCCATTAATTTTTCTCCTGAGTTGAAAATGAAATAAAGATTGTTTTTCCTTGTAGGAAGACATTAACAAGTTTTGTTGGGGTCTGCAACCCCCCCTTTTGAAGTATTTTATAAATAATAGTAGATACAAGACTTGACGCAAGGATTATTTTCCTTTATAGAATAACACTGACAAATTTACTGTTCACTCATTTCTACTCTCTGGGAGAAAAAGATGCCCCCGAAGAAGCCCCAAAGGTCGGCCCGATTTGTCCAATTAACTGCCAAGAAAGCCAAAGAGATTCTTGGCTGGCGATTAGCAAAGGAAAAAGAGAAGGATCGAATCTACAAAGTTGATGGAGAGAAAGTGTGCTTCGATAACAATAACACTAATCGCCCATTCTCTGCCTCGTTGGCTGCCCGATACGCAAAGACAATGTTGCTTGGTATGTGGCAAGATAACGGCGAGAGTATGACAATTGATTCTGCTGGTTCAATTATCAGTTGTGCCCATCGATGTGTAGGGCTTGTAATCGCTGAGAATATGCGATTGCGATACATCGCTATGGGAAAAACTGAGGAACTAGAGAAACATGGGTTAAACCAAGATCCAAAGAAAGAGTTAACGATTCCGATTCTTTTGGTGATGGGAATTGACCCAACAGCAGCAGATTCAACTGATACTGGTAAGACCCGTACTCTCGGGGATGTGTTGTTTCGTAAGACATGAGTTTAAAGGAAAGCAAATTTCTGATTCAAACAAGGTTAAGCTTTCCAAAGAATTGGCTACTGCTATTCGGATTGTCTGGCTACGAATTCGTGGTGAGCGAATTGCGCGGGGAAGCAAGCTATTGCATCCCGAGGCACTAGCGTTTCTTGAGGATCACCCAAGGCTGCATGATGCGGTATTGCATATTTGGGAATGCGATGGTGGCAAAGGTACTGATGGGAAAAAGATTAGTCAGTACGTTTCAATTGGTTGTGCGGCTGCGATGCTTTACTTGGCCGAGTATTCAGCGGCAGAGGTTCAGGGAGCAGATGTATCTAAGTCTATGGCAGATTTTAAAAATCCTGGAGAACAGGTTGAGAGTGCCAAAGATTTTTGGAGTTTGTTTGCCGAGGATCTTCACGCTAAGGACAATGCGATTCGTGGGCTGCATAAAGCTCTTGAGAAAAATTGTTCTTCTGAGACCAAGTTGCCACGAGACGCGGTATGTACCTTGATTACTCGGGCCTGGATGAATCATACCGGTGCTTCTGAGAAATGGGGAGATACTCGAAAACTTGCCGCCCGGTTGTTTGCCAAGGTGGATGATAAAGAAGTTCTGAACTTCGAGCGATTTGGTGGGATCGATCTTGAAAAAGAAGTATTGACTCAACTTGGTTGGCTGCAAAGTGCTACTGTAAAACGAACTGCAACAGGTACTTGGAAATTGAAAGATCTGTGTTGGGTTAATCAACCGGATACTGATCCTTGGTACGGAGAGATCACGGGATTCTCAGATGACGGTCTTGAGTGCATTGTCTTGTGCAAAGATGATAGCGAGGAGTACCGATCGGAAATTTCGTGGTTGTGCACTGATAAACCTGAAGACGAGGATGAGGATTCTAGTGAGTTAGCTTTTTGACTCGAATTGTTTGGTTTTCAATTAGAATTATTCAATCACCCATTAGGTCCCGGCTTAATGGGTGATTGTGTATGCAGGAGTAAAGTCATGGCAAGATTAGCACCATTGAAATGGTATGGGGGAAAATACTATTTGGCTGATTGGATTATCTCATTCATGCCAGAGCATACCCATTATGTCGAGCCCTATGCGGGTGGTTTAGCTGTTCTTTTCAATAAGCCATATGAGGGTTATTCAGAGGTAGTAAACGATCTTGATCATGAGTTGATTAATTTCTGGCGGGTACTCCGAAGTCCAATCATGTTTAAGGATTTTCAGCGTGCGCTGGGAATGACCCCCTTCTCCCAAGAGGAGTTTGAGTTAGCGGCGCATATGGTGGATAACTCAATTGAAAGCGCTAGGAGATTTTTTATCCGTTGCCGTCAATCTCGGCTCGGCCGGATGCAGAGCTTTGCAACACTCTCTCGTGCTCGTACACGTCGTGGGATGAATGAGCAGGCAAGTAGCTGGTTAAACGCGATAGAAGGCTTACCAGCCGTTTGTGACCGATTAAAGAGGGTTGTATTATTGAACGATGATGCGCTACGGGTTATTAAGCAGCAAGATGGACCGAAGACGTTGTTTTATCTCGACCCGCCTTACCTCGAATCAACCCGAGTGGTCAAAGATGCTTACAATTATGAAATGTCTGCCAAGGATCATCGATTGCTTCTACAGTTGCTTGGTGGGATACAAGGTAAGTTCATTTTGAGTGGATATGATAACGAACTTTATGACGTATTCACAATTCGGAATAATTGGAATACAGCAACCCATGAGATAGATTGCAAAGCAAGTGGGAAGAAAACTAAGACTAAGAGGGTCGAAAAATTGTGGATGAACTTTTAAGGTTTGTCCCCGGTTCACCCTTTACCCGAATTTCGTAAATCTAAACAGCAAATACTTTGCGTTGTAGTACCACGCGAAAAACATACTGCCCAGAGCGTTTAACTTTTGTTGGCGCTCTGGGCAGTTGCATTTTCTCTTCAAATGTAACGCTTTCTTTGCTGCTAAGTATCGGGCCCTTGTCACGCCTCTCCTGGAAAGAAAAGCCGCTGTGCGATCGCCGAGACCAGGGCTTGCTTTGTATTGGACGAAACCGCAAGCGCAATGCACAGGCCAAACAGGGACCTGTGCGTTGATGTCACAGACCGGGCATACCCAATTGTGTTTGGTGCTTGACATTAATTTGGTTGGACCTGTATTGTGACGCCGGTAAAATCACATGCATCACCTGATCCAGAACCTGAAGACATGTATTCAGTCAGGGTTCTGTTCACTGAACAATCGATTGCAGTTGTCCCACCACTATTCCAGGTATAGTCGGTTCCATTAGTATAAATTACTGGGTTATCAAAGTGCTCTACATCCAAAATAACATACCATCGATACGTACCAAGAAATGTGAACATTTTAACGTCTATGTCGAACCAATCGGGTCCTGTCCCGGTACAAGCAAGATCGAAATTACGTGGTACTACCCAATGACAAAGTTGTTGGATTTTAACTTGTTGCAGGGCAATCCATGTACCGTTGATAGACGCACAATCATCACAATTATCATTTGCTGAACCGGTTATTACGACGGAAACAGTTGGTGGTGTTGTACCTGCTATACACCAGGGGCTGCAGATACTCATGGGGTCCCCAGCGCAACCGCATGGGTACCAGCATCCTGCCATTGCTAGGAAGATCGTCAGCCAGAAACACCACCAGAGCATTACGGGCACTCCATTTGAATGATTCGCCAATCGGTACCTGAGTCGAGGTAGGCTAAACCAGCGGCACCGGACGCACCTTCAAATACATAGGTGCCTGCTACTGCTGTCAAGAGATTATAGACTGTGATGTTTGTTAATCCGCCATAGCCCGTACCATATTGTGATTGGGCGACTGCGGTTTTACTAGCATCAGTTGTTGCGAGTGCTGCATCTAAAGTGAACCGGCAAAGAGCTTTGTATTGTGGTAAGTTGCTAACCCAGAATTTACCTAACCGATCTTGTGTGATCGGGAAAACAACTTGATTATCGATTGCGATAGCTTGGTCGTGGTAGTTATAAACCGTTTTAGTAACGTAATCGCTGTCGTTGTTATAGAGATAACCGATTAAGTCGGTAGATGAATCAAGAGCTATCAGGTAAGCGTCCCCGGTTCCCGCTGTATAATCAGTACCGATAGTGCCTAGTGTAGCTGCGGTAATGGTTGTTTTGGCAGTTGCCATAAAGAAACGAGAAGAACCAATTCTTGGCTGGAGTAATTGGGCTTGGGGGTTGTTTTGGCGCAACGTGCCCCCATCAACTGCTTGACGCAGTGTTCTTGCTACGTTTTCATTTTCAAACCCAAAGACTGGCATTAGATCAATCCTAATGTATTGAAATCAACGATTGGATATCGATTGTAAGTCAGGAAAATAGGAGGATAATTTGCTGGTCGTCGAGTACCATCAAGCTCCAAAAGCCCGGTTGTCGGTTCGCCTTCTATTAAGAATGGTTTGTAACCTACATCAAGTGCATTTTCTTTGAATTTGGTACCGTAATTAAGAGGGCGCAAAAACCATCCTTTAGGTTGCTTCGTGTCGGGATCGATCAGTAGATTAAATTTGAATCGATAGTTGACTGTGAAGTAAGTAGTACCGCTGATTACGGTGTCTCTTGCCGTTGGACCTGATAGAAGGACAGTACCAGGGGGAGCCCCCCAGAAAGCTTTTGAATTAACCCGTGAACTATACACCAGGATTTTGATGGGGTTAAAGAAAGATTCAACTCTTTCGATGATCAGGACTGGCACCGGGTAAATAGTTGTTGATGGAATTAGTTCACCGGCAGAGTTAGTAATGGGGACCCCGGTTACCATGTCATGAGTGATTAAAATCTCAGTATCTTCAACTTCCCAATTTACAGTGGTCGGTGGAAGCGCATCTTTGACCTTAGAATCATAGGTGCAAGTGACTTCCCACAATAGCGCTGATGCGTCAACTTCACGGGCTGTCTTTTGAGTACAGTAGCCATTGTTCTTTAACGATCGCAAAAAGAGGGAGCCCGCCGGTACTGAGAATAATATCGTCAGTATCATTGGTTGTGTNAGCTTTAACGAGGTAGGTCGTAGACCATCGTTTATTGGTACCTGTTTGGGTATCATCGGCTAAGGATCGAGCACCTTCGATCGACCCACTTTTTTCGCCTAGTAAGGTTGGCATGTTAGACCCCTAATGCTGTTTCTCGTTCTAGGATTGCTCGCCGAATGCGTTCTAGTTCAAGATGAACTTGTTTCAGCTTTGAAACCATTTGTTCCTGAAGTGATGATTTTTGAATTTGCCGGAATGCTTCTACTGTACCTTTTTCAAGATTAGTAGCGATGACCGGGCTCTGCATTGTCTCATTTAATTTACCTAAGACTTCTTCAAGCTTAGACTCCCGAGCGTGCATACGCCCGAGTTCGCTAGATGCTGCAAGTTCTTTCTTTGAGAGAACTGGCGCATGTTTCCTGGAAGGAAGAACGGCACCTTTGATTCGACCGGGGAATCGTCTGTGGGTGGCGCGTTGAAGCTTTGTGAATTTCTCTATATCTTTTTTGCGCTGTTCGTACTCTTGTAAATCGCGGACATATTCTGATCGTTGGTCAAGTGATCGTTTTGCATCTTCGCCTGCGATCTCTTTTTGTATACCACGAATTCGACGTTGCATATCGAGACGTTTTTTCGGATCTTTTTCAGACGGTAGTTCTCCTTCTAAGGCAAAAATTTCTGCGATCTTTTTCTTCCGTGTTTCCGCATTCTTTATATCTTGTATTTGTTTTCGTTTTGCGCGGATAGCATGTTCTTCATCTTCAACTCTTAGTTTTTTATAAAGTTCGACAACAGCTTGCTTGTCTTTTTCAAGTGCTCCCTTGCCCGATGAAGTACCTGCTACTTTACCTTCGAGTGGATTAAAGGTCGTTGATGGTTTTCGTTTTTCAGGTCGATATTTGTCGAGACTAGATGTTGCCTCTTGTTTAGTTTTCTCGATAAATTCAACTACGGTTGTCCAGGTATCGCCCATACCACTGACAAGATCTCGGGAATTATTAAGTGCTTCTTCTTGNCGACCAAGAAGATCATCAAAAGCTTTTTTTTATCCATCGTAATGGTTGAAGGATTGCTTGGTCGATGACCCAACCGATTGCTTTAAAAAGACCAACGATAACAGCATTTGCTTTTGCCCAGTCGTAAGTTGCTCGAATAATATCAATAACGTAACGAATGATTGTAGCTAGGTCACTAAAGAGGGCAAAGATGATGCCGACTAAAGTTCCGATCCAACCGATCAAAAATTTTCCAAATCCTATGACAGCATCTTTCATCCAATCTTCCCACATTGTTTTGGCAAAAGACCAAAGACTTGAGAAGAGACCGATAATTTTATCAATTGCGATCCCAGCGGTTTTGGAGATAGTAACCCAAGCTGATACAACGGTTGGTTTGATATCTTCCCAAACAGTGGATAACAGAACGCCTAGACCAATAACAGCAGCAATGACAGCCCCTACAGGGGTGAAAAGAGCAGCAAAAACACTAGCTACAACAGAAATTGCTCCGCCGATGAAAGTGATGATTGTCCCGATCGCACCTAAGGTTGTTCCGATAACAATTGCAGCAGCACCGAATGCGATGAGGGCTACAGTTGCAATACCGAGCTTTATAAAGAGATCTTTAAACTTAACTGTGAACCCAGCAAGGAATGATACGAATGGGATAAAAGTTTCTTCTAATCTTTTAAAAGGTTCCTCAAAAGCTTTTCCGAGTGTGATCGCAAGATCTACGATTGCGTCACTAATTCGTCGGATACTACCACCAATCCCTGAATCTGCTTCTTCTGCTGATTTGCGGGCTGAACCTACCCCACTACGGATTTCTCCATAGGCTTTCATAACGTTTTCGATATCCGCTACAACTGTTGCACCTGCGCGACCACCACGAACATTGAAGATCTCATTGAGAACTGCGATTCGTTTTCCCGATGGAAGATTACGGACAGCTTTGACAATTTCAAAAATGATTTGAGCAGGTTCACGGAGATTGCCCCCTGCATCGGATACACTGACTCCGATAGTATCTAGGAGTTCCTCTTGTCGTTTGGTCATTTGAGTTAACATTTGGTTCAGCGCAGTACCGGCTTTAGTACTGGTGACCATATGGTTCGCCATGACCGTTAGAATTGATAGCGTTTCATCAAGGGACATACCGGTCAAAGATGCTGTATTGCCAACGTAAGAAAATGCCTGCGCGAGTTCTTCAACGCTGGTTGTGCCGCCTCGGGCTGCATTGTAAAACCGATCGGCAATTGCATTAGCATCTGAAGCTTCCAAGCCAAAGACATGAATGGTCTGTGCCATAATCTTGGCAGCATCAGAGAGTTCTAATTCTCCTGCCCTCGCAAGATCCAAGACGGCGCCAAGAGAGTTTTGAATTTGTTCTTTGGAGAAAGCACCACGACCGAGTTCTTTAGCAGCCATAGCAACTTCTTTGGCAGAAAAAGAAGTTGTTCGGCCCAACATCCTGATGGTGCCTTCCAAAGCTTTCATACCGGAATCAGTCGAATCAAGAATTCCTTGCAAGAGAAGGATTTGATCTTGATATTCTTTAGCGTGACGAAGTGCGTTAATGAATGGAACAGAAAGAGCGGCTCCTAAAGCAACTGCTTTCATTCCGAGAGAAGAAATTGCGCGACCAACTTCACTGAATCGTCGTCCGACTTTTGTTAGGACAGCGCCAGTTTTATCTGCTGCCTCGATCAAGACATAAGCGCGACCGGCAATAACTGATGAACCGGATGGCATGATGATTACCTTTACCTGGATTCCATAAATCTAACTGCGCACTTTACCACGTATTCTTGGAGCGCTGAAACTGTTTTTCCACATACTTGGAATTTTAGGTGTTGCAGTTTTAAGAGCCGGATCAGCAAATGGTCGTTTAGGATAAGTTACTGTTCGCGTCTTTAATGGTGATAAAGTACGTTTATCCGGTCTTCGTCCTTGTTTGACTAATCGTTTGTATGCTTTTGCTTGCGCAGCACTTTTTGCTTTTCGTTTGTATCGTTTGTTAACAAATCTTGTCTTGACTCGGCGGGTCCCACCAAACTCGTGAAGTTCCATCACTGTTTCTTTGCCTGGGTTCCATCCTACATGACCGATCAAAACTCGGGACCGCTTAATTTCTGGGACAGAAAAGACCCGCTTTAAAGGGTAACCGTATCGTTTCCTGGTTCGTGGTGCTTTTCCTGGTTTTGATGGTCGTGTTGTTGAAGAACGGCGGATACTGTTACGGATAATCTTACGTACCAGTAACCCGGCATGTTTTAATGGTCCTTCATTGATTTTATTGAAGTTTGTTTTGAGGATACTTTTGTCGAAAGTAAACATCTTTGTACGTACTTTTAGCCCCCCGCTCCCAAGAGAAGGGGTACTAAAAGAAGCATTAAACCGTAGCCGAGCCATCTTTTTTTCTCTTTGCAGCCGTTAACTGATCGACAAAAGTTTGTTGTTGCAAGGTCTCGGTGAAAAGACTTGTAGTCGAGATAGGAATAGAAGAAGGGTGTTGTGTACTCCCAGAACGGAAATACGGATGGAGTTTTTCGTAAGGAACTTTTTCCGTTGAAAAGGCGCTTTGTATCCTAGCGGTATGGTGCCATGTTTCTAAAAGAACTGCTTGGTACTGAACAAATAATTCTCGTAAAGTTTTGTGCCGCCATTCTAATTGAACGACCGCTGCCATTCGATAAATTATTTTCCAGGTTAATCCAGGCTTAGTTTTGCTATCTCTTCGTCGATCACTGCTTCCATCTTGGACCCCAGCATTTCCTCTGTCTTCTTTGACAGTTTCTCGTCCACCATCTTGGTCATCGCGGAAAACTTCTCGATTAAAATCATCAAGGTAGTCCGCATCTCGGGGAAAAAATTTGCTAGTTCCTCCAAGAAAGCTTTTCTTGCCGCTGCCATTGTATCACCGTTGAACCGCTTGGCAAACTCTAGTTCATTGGTAATGTTACGTTGCTCTGCTTCTGCGCGGACAGCGCACCAGATCATCGAAAAACATACGGCTGATTGAAGGACCAAGGTTGTAAACAGTTCTTCATCTGGTGGGAAGAATTGAATGTGTGTCGGTCCTTCTTCCTCGGGTTTGTGCAATGCTTGTGTGAAATCGTATGCTTCAATTTGAAGGATGTGACCTAAATTCAGATCAACATGCCATTCATCCCCAGTATTGTCTTTGAACAATTGCATGGGTTGGGTCCTTGAGTATTGGGTTAGGGTTAGGGTTAGGGTTAGGGTTAGGGCTAGTTACTCGGTACTTTTCTTTTTGGGAGGTTTGGAAGAAATGGGTTTAGTTTCGTCGAGTTTGATTTCTTCAGGTTTCACCGGGCCTTTACCAGCGACACGAAGGATATCAAGTTCCTCGCGCAAGATTGAGACTACGGTGTGATCAGCTAAACCCTCAACTGATAAACCTTTTGTGACTGCCAAAGGATGGTCACAGGCATCGAGACACATTTGTCGTAGTTCACCTACAGTGAGACTTTCTAAAGGTGTTACGTCTAGGATAAATTTATCCCCAACAAGATCCATACGAGGATCGTTTGCAGCTTTAGGAAACTCTTGGAGAAATTTACTTTTATTGAAAACTTTACGAACTCGAATACCAGATGCTTTGGAATCAGCTAAAGCTTTTCGTAATTGTTCTCGATAGGTAATGTCAAACATGATATTTCCAATGCTTGGGCAAAAGTAAAGCCCGGCACTTAATAGTAACCGGGCATGTGGAAACAATAACGGTTACGGAGTTGTCGCCCAACTTGGTTCAACTAAGGAACCAGATTCTTCTTGATAAGACAACGACAAAGAAGCATCATGAGATGAAACATCTTGAGTTGGTTGTCCCCAAGGGAATGACGAGAAATGGCAAAATGCTTTAAAGTATTCTGTGCCACTTGTTGCGATGTCTGCGTTCGCAGATGCGTATTGCGCGATTGTTCGATTGAAGTAATAACCTCGAAGAACATCGTAGACTGTACCGCCAATATCGTTAGCTAAGGCTAAGTCAAAACTGGCAGTTTTCTTCGAGGGAAGATTGAGTAACCAGTTGGTGACTCGCAAATCAACTTCGGCATCATTGGTATTGAGATTTACAGTTACGTCTCCAACCATATCAATTAAGACCCAGGTAGGAGAAGCATCGGTACCCACTGTTGTAGTACAATTTCAGATCGTTGCCAACTTTAAGACCCATTTCAAACTTCCTTTATATGCTGGTAATGCAATATTGAAATTGCTTGGAAGACACCTTGTACCCGAAGGTGCTCGTAACTGTAAACAACTCCGTTATCATCTTTCAGTGGTTCCGTGTTTGCCCAGGTGTATGTTTGTCCGGTAACTAATTCATCATCTTCGCAACTTGCTAGGACTTGTTCCATAAGTAAAAGTAGTTCGTCAATCTCATCTGTCTCTGCAGCGTTTACATGTTTTTGAAGACAAATTTGAACCGGCAAATCTAATAGGATTGGTGTTTTACTTCTGTAAGCTCTTTGTCGATCCCCACCAAAACCCATAGCAATCACGGTGATCTTAGGTAGATCTTTCAGGTTCTCTAATTCTTCTTGAGGAAAATAGGACCGCTCTAGGTTGAAAGATGGAATGACGTATGTATTTTGATCGTCTTGGATTTTATCGTAAACACCGTCTCGGATGATTACTTGGTTTGCGGTGGACATAGGATCAATGGGCCCGGGTTACCGATTAAGGATAAGTATTTTCCCAGCTACATCACAATCGATGTACATTTTTCCATCGGATTGTTTAAAGGCGGAAGGGATCAAAGGTAAGACATGTGTTTTTGCCAGCGGCGACTGTGACAGTTGGGTCAGTAATCGAGCCACCAACATCAGTGATTGAACCACCGATCCCTACGACTAGAGTAAAGACAGCAGCGCCTGCTGTATCATTTTTCAAGATGACTTCATCTTTGGAGTCGTAAGTAAATTTAACCCCGTTACCGGAACCGGTAGTGAGGGTTGTGAAGTCGGCTGAGTCGGTCAAGTTGTAACCATTACTGGTAATTGCTGTAATGGTGGTTGCTGAGATTGCTGTGCGCGCCATGTTACTCTATCCGTTGATTGGGATTTGTAATTGTTTGTGTCATCGTACTTGCTTTGTATGGACTCGTATTCGTTTGCGGGATGAAGTTGTGAATGTGTAAGTTTCATCACCGATCACGGCAACTTCATACTGGGCTTCTCCCCAAATAATCTGGTCGCCAGTTTTTGGTAGATCTGTATCGAAGTCTGCGAGTTCTGTTGTATCAAAAACGAAGTCTTGGGCTTTTTCAACTACGATCGGAATACCGATAGCAAGTAATTGGGTTACGTCGATTTTCTCTGGGGTAAAGTTCTCAATTATTTGGGATTGGGTTATACCGTGTTTATTAGCCCGTCTGTAAGTCAGGGCGTTGCTGTGAAGGTCTTTCATTCTGTTGCCGAGGCTATCAAGCCTAGCAGACATATCGTAAGCCATTAGCTATGTGCCGTTGTTCCAGCTTTGATGTTTAGGATGACCGATCCATCTGTTGCCGTTGCCATTCCAATAACGACCGGGTACCAACCGGTTGTCAAATCTGCGCAGGGGGCAATTCCACCAGCAGTTGCTGAAAGGATGTAAATCTCCCCGGTAACCGTTGTGGCTCCCAGGTTCATGGGCCCATCGGTCTGGAGGATGAAATATTCGTCTGTTGATGCCCCGGTTAAAGCGACACCAGCAACATCNTATTTGGTCGCATCATTGGCATCGGCAATGTAATATTTCCCGTCTGTGCTGCTGAGATAGACCGGGTTGCCGTTTGTCAATGCTTCCCCCGCCTGTACAAGCGAGGTAACAGCGTTTGCGCCACTTTTTACACTACCGGCNACAATAGTTAGATCAGCCATTTAATCGCCTCTGAGCCTGTCTCCGGGCTTGTACAGGGGCCACCAGGGTAATTTCCCCAGTGGCCCCAAATTCATGACCTAACTTACGTAGCTTCTGGTGCGTGGAGAACGTTGACCGCATCACCATCGGCTGACGCAGAAGTTCCGTCTACAAGATAACCAAAGACTTTCCGGGAAGTAGAGGTTTCAGACACCTTGTTATTCGTGTCGTCCCACCAAACCTTTTTCCCGGTTACGATGGCTGCGTCTGCTACGCATTCGTAGACGCCCCCACCGGCNGCCAGAGCGCCTTGTTCGCTGGCTGCGATATCTCGATGGGCGACCATTGGGAGATCGCCTACGACTACAACCGTTCCACCTGTTACTGCGGACCCAGGAGTGTAATCTACCATCTTGGGGGTACCGTGCTTAAAAGTTGCGTCCATTTTCTAATTTGCCTTATGCTGGAATTTGTAAATCTATACGCACGGTAAGGGGGAAAGCGTTATTGCCTTCCCCCTTACTGAGGAACGTTTGTTACACGGCACCCTTGCTATAGACGCCGAATTTCGGATCACCATTGTCCGCACCGGCATCGTGATAGGCTCGCCATTGAAGACCGAGCACATCAAAAGCCGGATCACCTTGTTCGATGACAGGACGACGATTGCCGTTAAGGAATGAGCCGATGATTACCCCACCCATCGATTGACTAGGACCGGCCAAGAGTAACCATTGATCGCTAGTTTGATTGGGGAATGCGCTGCCAACACTTGCAAGTGCGTCGGTACGCTGCTTGAGATTCGTGTTGTTCAGGAACGGAGTAACGACCGGGCGGAATTTGCCAACATGAGGATTGCCGTCAGGAATCTTTTTCGAGTTAGCAGTTTGCAGACCTTGCAAGTTAGCTTGCTCGTAAAGTTCTTTGGAGTTAACAGCATCCTGGGAACCAACCAAGAGGATTTCAGGATTGATCAAGAGGGGAGCATTATCGCTATCCACTTGATCATAAAACTTCTGCTCGGCTGACGTGAGACCGGCAACACCTAGATCAGAGGAAGCGCCACTAATGTAGTTGTTGTATGTTCCTGCCGAGGGGAACAACGTGGTCAGTTGATTGAGCAATTGACCGTAGAACAATTCCTCAAGGAACTTGGCACCCTCTGAACCAAGACCTGCCATGATCCGTTGGAGAGCACCCAGGTCATCGTTGATGATGTCACGACGATTCAACCCGACGATCTTGCCGAAGGTATCGGCCGATGCCGTGTATTTATCATCCGAGAATCCACCATGCTTCAGTTCACCATCTGCCCCGACCTTCATGTACCCACCTTGGAAGGTCATGCGGTAGAAGTTATGGGTTTTGAAGTCGTTGACCGAAACAGGGGTGACCCATTCTTGCCACGTTGTGTTCTGAGCATTGTAGGCATCCCAAAGCATCTTATTGGCAAGATCATCAAATACGTTTAGCCCGGTCCAGGATGTGTTACCTTCAGCGCGAAGTTTCCACAGACTATTTCGGGTATGATTGATAAAACCATCCGTACCAATGCGACCGCTGTATCGTGTCCCATTAGCTTGGATGTTTGCCATATCAAGTACTTGGCATAAAGTTACATCACGATAACGATCAGATGCTTCAAGCGTCTTTTCGTCATAGTGAACTTCATAACCATACTCTTCACCACTCCAACGATGCTTTCGCTTTGCAGGGGAACCGGTTGTTCGGAGCAAAGCACAGGTCAATGCCGGAGCATTAATTTCCTGGGAAGAAGGTGTAGTGTGAATGGCAAAATCGCCAACGTTGGGACGAGAAGCGCGGTGCAACTCTAGTTCGTATTTATCCACGGACCAATTTTCACGGATGGCATGGGCCATGAGACCGCGTGACGTGGTTGCTTTCGTACCGAGAGTTTTGACATGATCGGCATTAAGTTCGATCGTCTCATTCGCGGTTGCTACGGCACGGAGACCATCAACCCGAAGTGCTTCATCGGCCTCTGCTTTGCGACGTGCTTCCAGATCGATACCAGGAGCAGGGGGATCAACCGGGGGATCAACCGGGGGATCAACTTGGCCCTTCGCTTTCTTTTCCCCGTCGAATCGGGCTTGCAATTTTGCCATGACCGAATCATCGAGATCTTCGATCGTGAATTCGAGAGGCTCACAGTATGCATCCAACCAAGAAGCAAACTTTTTGTCGTCGGGGCGCTTAGCCATCTTCTTTTTCCCTTCTAATTTTAAACTGGTAAATATCTCTTGGTCAGCTTTTGCGGACAAGCTAACTTCATCTGAGATTTCCGTAGCGAACCCACAATCTAACGTTTTTTGTGCTGAGAGAAATGTATCTTTTTGCAACGAGGTATGGAGTTCATCTTCCGTGAAGTTTGATCTGTCTTTATAGATCTTTAGAACGTCTGCGTTTGTTTGTTTGAGTAATTCTTTTTTACTTTCGAGTTCATCGAGGGTAGCATTATCGATTGAAACTTTGGCGTAATGGATCATCAATTGCGCGGCGGGGAAAACAATGCGTTTCTTACCAGCTAGGAAAATGACAGAGGAAATGCTGGCTGCCAATGCTGTGTTAATTGTCGTAACGGGTCCTGCGTGGGCGTTGAGGATGTTAAAGATCGCAAGACCTTGGAAGTAACTTCCTCCATCGCTGTTGATAAAGACTTCGATCTCAGCAGAAGGACCGATCGTTTTGATTTGCTCTAAAAGATCATTAGCAGAGAAGCCCCAGTAATTATCAATGATATCGAAAATGTAAACTTGGAGCTTATTACCTTGTCGAACTAACCGAGGCAATGTCTTTTTTGTCGCGGGTTTTTTCGTTGTGATCTTCTTTGCCATGATCTTCTTTCCAGAGGGTTTTAGGCCCTTTGTTCGAAATCTGTAAATCTAAACAGCATTTCAATGACCATTTTGAAGGATGGTTTGAATCTGTCAAGAATTATCGTTACCTGTATCTAGGTTATCTTCTCCACCATTATCGTTGGGAGCAATTCCATCCATGTTTGGATCGTTAACAAAACCTAGTGCTTCTCGTGCAGTTTGTTGGATTTCTAGGTTTGCGTAGTGATCCTCTACTCGACGATTGAAGCGACCTTCTTGGATGTCTACGTCGCTTAGATGCCCGCCTCGATGGAGGATATCAATTGCTGTTGCGACTTTAACCGGGTCGGTATGCTCGGGTACTTCATCCCAACGATAGATATGATCAGGTGGTTCATTTTTGAGAGATCGAAATTTTTGACCCATAGCGTTGATGCTATCACCATTTGAAACTTCATCTTCAAAATAATCTTCTTGTCGGATGGCATCAAACCACCATTGTTTCAAATCTGGGTCAAGTACATCATCCTCTGCATCCATTCGTTCTTTAGCAATAGCAGCAATGTAGGTTTGTCGATCTAAGGCACCCGAGGCCATGTTGTAACCACCTGAGTTGCCAAGTGCAACATTCCTGGGAGTAAGAAGACAACGAGCAGCTTCCTGTACCAGGGCGTTAACAAAAGTGTCATAGACGGTTACCGGTTGTTTGGGATCGAGTTGATCCATGTCATAGGATGACGGGAGGACTGTCATTAATCCACGATCTACGGGGAACGAAGAGAACCAATCATCTGGATCGGTTTCAGAAGGTTCACCGTTGAACATCGATATCCCAGACATGTTGGGCGGCTGAAGTGATTTAAGCAGGACAGTAAAGTCGGCTGCAATTTCAGCATTTTGTACTACAGCTAATGTGTATCGTCGTAGTAGTGCCCAAAGCGGAAGTGTAGGAGTTGTTTCAGGGATACCACGCAGATAAGGACGGGTACGTCTTATCCAATGGATAACACTACTAGCC